CCAATCACCTTGGGCTGCTCCCAATCCTGATTCACAAACTGAACAACAACCCGATCATCATCCTCAAACGGCCCTGAGTTGCACTCCATATACTCAACGGGCACCAGCTCAAGCACCTCTGACTGATTTATCTCAAGCCCCTGGGCAGACGACAGCGCCTCGTCTAGTGTGACGGTGCAAGTGTGCGCTTGGCGGTCAATGTTGCTGATAACGCCAACGCGATATGTTGGGCTGAACTTCTGCCATCCGGGCAGTAGGCAGGCGTTGAGATAAGCCGCCGGGCCGGTCATTGCCATCCGGTCGCGAAGATCACCGTCGCTGGGCTGGTATGCCCTGCCACCCGGAACAATGATGCTCTGCGGCAGCTCGCCGTTGACTTCAATGGTGCCCACGATCCCCGTGGCGTCCTCGGTGTAGTCAACGCACCACGCCTGCTGATCTGCTGTGACTACCTCGGCTTGAAGTGCATCAATCTGTTTTTCGTTGTTCGCCTTCAGCGTGCGGTAAAACGCCAGCTCGGAGTCGATGCCGCCTAGAACCTTGACCGTCTCAAGCCATCGCTCTGTTGCCTGGTCAAGCGCCACCGTTGCGGCTTCTTCATTATCCGTCCCGATAGCAGCGCGGTAAGCGGCAATTCTCGCGTCTCTGGCCGATGACGTATCCGCAACCGCTTGTGCGGCATCAACGCGCTTTGCCTCAAACGACGTGATGTAAGCCTGAGCGGTGTCTGCCTCGCTTTGCAGTTGCGCGATTTGGCTCGCTATGTCCGCCGAGCCGTAGTCCAGGGTGACGTTGTAAAGCCCATCAATGCCGCCGCCCGTAATCGTGGCTTTACCCACGGGTGCCAACATCCATGTAAGCGTCACCATCAGATGGCACAAAAAAGTTGATATACCCAACAGTGAACGTCGTGCTGCCGTCAATTGACACCGTGTAGTTGGGGCGGACATTCCAGTCAATGTTGCACCTTGCTCTCATGGCGCCAGTGCTTGACTGAAACATCGTGCGGATGCCTTGCAGCTCATACACTTGAGATGGCCCCGGCGTTGTCCATCGAGTGAAGTATCCGCGCAGCGTGGCCGTGTAGTTTAGTGGCCCCTGCGCGATTTCAATCGTTGAAATATCGGTATTGGCAAACTGCGTCTCCACTACCTGACCATCAATGACGGTCTGCCGATACACCTGCATTTTTTCGGTGGCCTGACGGGCAGATATTTCGCCCACATACTCGCTTGCAGCAGGTATCACAATCTGCAAAAACGCCTGAGAATCTAGACTGAGCGTTGCCTGCCAAGAGGAAATCGGAACTTCGATAACCGGATCGCCGGTAATCCTCGCGACGTAGTATTCGGTTGGGTCGGTGATGAATGAGGCAAAGTCAGTTGCTGAGGTAAAAGATAGCGCACCCAATGGGCTTACCATCTCCGCGACAACAGGGTAAGTGTAAGCGCCGGTCGAAGTAGACAGAAAGGCGGGCGCACCAATCGGCGACGGCATCTCAACCTGAATGGCAGTTGTAACAACCTCCGCAACAGGCTCCGAACCAAACGCTACGCTGCCAAATGGGTGATTAATCATCAGCCTGCACTAATCTTGAGGGTGCCGTTGTCATTCCAGATTCTGCCAGCCTCCAATGGGTCGCTCGTTGGGAGTCCGGTCATTAAGTACCGGCCATCTGGATGTTGGTCGCTGCTAACCCACTGAGCGTATAGGTCGCTGTAGACGAGCATTGAACCGTCTTGAAATCCGTAGCCGGATAAGTCAACGTCTGACAGGTCGTCTAATTGTGCGGCACCGCTTGGCGCAGACGGTTGAAATGTCGCACCGTTCCAAGTCAATACATCGCCAAATTGAACGTTGCTCAGGTAATTGTCGGCAGTCAGTACCGCCTGACCCGCTGGCATGGTGATAAACACCTCTTTATCCCCAGCAGCCCAATCCACCGCGAGGTTTGAATTGCTACTCGCGTGAACCCTCGTGCGCTGTAGCCGTCGAGTCGGAACCGTGACGTATCGACCATAACCAGTCTCCCAGTTGGTGCCGTCGGTCATTGAATACCATGTGTAGTCATTGTTGTTGCAGACGTCTAGAAAGAGTCTGTGATTTGCCACCGCAGCGCCATCTAAGAGAATGTCGCCAGTGCCTACCGTGGTGCTGATTTGCTTTACTCGATCCGCGTATACCCAAGCCATGTTTTACCCCACCGTGAATGAAGTGATTTCCACGTTTGCGCCCTGCACAAGCGTCGTGGAAGCAAGGACAAACTCACCACTGACTGCCACTGCACCGGCAGACGCTGGCGCTCTCAATATCTCAGCGTCGTTACTGTCCACCAGAACGCCATAGGTACAAGTTTAGAAGCTGACGGGCCTGCATCAATTCGCCCGAGCAAAGTGGTATGGCAGGCGACAAGCACCGCCGCAGAATAAGTTGTAGAAGCTGGTGCTGGCATAATTACTCCTCGCTAAGTTTTTGAATGACAAGCAACGCAAACGTGTTCCCGTCTGGCGTCGAGTCAAAAGATTGAGGCGCGGCTAGATAAACGCCGTCTGGCGTTGATACTTGCACCGTCGGGTGAAGTCTCAGCAGCCGCTTGGCTCGGTTATCGTGGTCGCGAGACACAGGTCGGTATCGGTAGGTGAGCGTGCGATCCCCGTCCGAATACCCACGATCAGAAATGGCAACGCCGCCATCGAGCGTTGCGGTCCTGGTCACACGGCGGCTGTAGTTGTCCTCAGATGACCCAGGCAATGGATCAATGTCGAGGTATCCCAACGGGTCGAAGTTGCGCGAGGTGATAGAGATCATGCGCCAGCCCCTAGCAGTAGGTTGTAGCCGTCAGCGTTGACGCGCACTTGGATGGATTCGAGAATTTCAAACATGAACGCTTCAAGGTGAGGCTGAAGCCCGGCGCCATCGACTTTGATGAGAGCATCCCCACTGTTGAATCGTCGAGCGCGAGCATTCGCCACCTTTATCTCCGCATCCGTCAAAGCCAATTGACGCTTGAGCAACTGGTCGCGGCGATCACTTTCTCGCTGCAACTCGCTCTGGATGTCGTACTTATCGAAGCGGGACAGATTCGGATCGGTCAAAGCGCCATACAGGTCGCCCAATGCGTCCCCGGTGTTTTCAAATGAGAGGCTGACAGCATCAAAAGCTGAAGTTATCCGCTGAGCATCCGCTTCGATGTTGGCCACGCTGACGGCAGTGGCTGACTCAATCTGCGCGATGAACACATCGGCACGGATTTGGTCGCTTGCGTCGGCCAGGTCTTCGATTGAGGTGACCGCCTTTTTTGCACCAGACTCAATGACGCTGAAAGTGCCGGTGAGTCTCTGCCCGTCCGCGCCAAGCCGCTCGATGGAATCAGCCGCGCCGTCGGTCGCTGTTTCAAACTGCGAAAATGAATTTTTCGCCGAGACGGCAGTGGTATCAAGCTCTTGCGAGACGCCTTCCGCAGCATCCGCAGACTCTTGCAAGAGATTGGCGAACCCAAGAATTGATGAATCATCATCAACCGCATCTTGAACGCCGAGTATAGATTTCTGAACTTCGAAATATGATTTTGAGAGATCGCCAGCAAACTCAGTGAAAGGCTGCGGGTCAGGCGCAGCAATGGCCTCGTCCGCCTCGGCAAATTTATCAATAACTTGATCGACCAATCGAAAAACAGGGTCGAGTGAGTCGCCAATTTGGTCGCTGAAGTCATCAAAGCCGAAAAGATTTGGCAGTGAATTGATGAAGTTGTCTGCGTCCTCGCCACGCGCAAACTTGAGCGCCGCATCAAGCCCAGCAAATGCCGAGGCCGCCGCTGCGATGAATGGCGTGGCCGTGGCAAGTGCGCCGCCCAGCGTGGCAATCCCCGCAGACAGTCCGCCAGCGCCGCCAATGGCAGCAACCAGGCCAATGCCTTGCCTAGCGATCAATATGTCAAGCAGCACCTCAAGTGAGCCAGCAACGCCGCCAATCGCGCCCGCAAATTTATTGATCTGAGTGGCAACACCAAAGACATTGCCCAGATCACGCAAAGCACCTTCTGACTGGCTAGCAGACTCCGCAAGCTCGGCAAATCTTCGAAGCAGCGGACCAAAAGACTCAATGATCCCTGCGGAAAACTGCGACAAGCCATCAAACGCATTGCCGACAAACTCAATGGCTCTCGCCAAGTCGTTGACGTTGGTCAGGTCAAGCCCGCCAAACAAACTGACAATTGCCTCTCTTACCGCTGACAACCCATCGGTAAAGCCCGTCAGATCAGCCTGCCCCAAAGCCTCTGGCAACGCTCTTGCGACGCCGCTCAACGTCTCAGCCAGACCAGCAAACTCGCTCTCAATAAACTGAGTGATTTGCCGTAAATCACCCTCACTAAAAGAGCTGCCAAGTGCGCTAAATATCTCGCTAATCGCTGAGGCAACACTGCCAGCCTCATCTAATAGCGGCCCGCCAATGGCAACGCCGAGCGATTCGAATGAAGCCGAGAGCCTTGCTGCGACGTTATCTAAGCTCTCAGCCAGCTTGTTGTAGGCTTCCTCAGTGGCGCCTGCCGAATTGCCAAGCTCAACAATGTTATTTGCAAACGTATCTGCGGCGATGCCAGTCAACGGCAAGACAGCTCGAACCGCCTCGACGCTGCCAAACAGCCGAGCCATCTGCTCCTGATTACCGCCGGTTGCCGCTGCTACGCTTGCAAGCACGCCCTGCAAGCCCTCAGCTTCAATCGCTTGCGCGCCGAAATTGATACCCAGCTCTTTTGAGAGTTTCGCTGCGTCAGTGGACGGCTTAATTAGGGCCGTCAATACCGCTTGAATCTGAGTCACAGCCTGAGCGGTCGGCGTGCCCGCAGAAGTGAGGGCTGCCAGAGCGGCTAACACTTCCTCAAAATCAACACCCAGCGTGGCAGCGGTGCCAGTCACGGCCTGAAGTGATGAGTTAAGCTCGGGCAGCGTTGTCTGGCCAAGGCGGACAGTTGTGAAAAGTGAATCAGAGAACCTGGCCGCTTCTTCTGTACTTAGGCCATAAGCATTGAGCGACGACACCAGCAGGGTGAGCGTGTCGTTCAGATCGCCCTTGCCCGCAATGGCCAATTGCTCAGCCTGCGCCACAGCATCAAGGCTGCGCGTGTAATCAACGCCTGCTGAAATGGCGGAATAAACAGCACCATTGACCTCAGCTAGTGACGCCGTGCTGCTTGATCCGTACTCTAAAATCTCTTGCCGAAAATTCCCAAGCGCCTCGATTGGCTCATCAAGCAGGCTAGCAACTTCGCGAAAGCCAGAGTCAAAATCACTGGCCGCCTTGACTGAGAACGCGGTAATCGCCGCGCCGGTCGCAATCAGCGCTGCCTCATACTTAAGCGCCGCAGTGGCCGCATCAGCAAATGGCTGGGTGCTACTCTGAATTTTTCCAGAAAAGTCGCGGGTGTTGTTTAGCGCGGACAGGACAGCAGCGCCGGTCTTGTCGACGCCATTGAATACGATGTCAATTGTGCGTTGTGCGTCAGCCATTTTGTTTGCTCTGCGCGTTGCGCTCCTTGTAATACAAAGCCCACAGCTCCATTTCGAGATCGGTCACGCGGCCCTCCGGGAAAAGGTCGGGGCGGGCTTCATAGAGAAACCGCCCCTTCTCGGCGCACAGATAAATCAGGCTTCGGATTCCGCCTTCTTGCCAGAGGGCTTCCGCTTTCCCACTTCCGCGCCCTCACCTGTCAGCGTGAAAATCTGATTGGTCAGCTCGTAGAAAACATTGGGGAAGGTTTCAGCCAGCCGGACAGCGACGTCGCGGCTTTCCTCATCTAGCTTTGGCGATATCGAACCCTCGACCAGCGCCTGTATTCGACGAGACACATCCTGCGGCACATCTTTGCCCGGCACGCCGGCCAGCTTTCGCAGCGCGTCGGCCTTTTCGCCGCTAGCCAATGCCTCAACCAAGCTATTGAGGTTTGATGCCGCCTTTGAGGCGTCATTGGCGCGTGCCAGCTCGGCAGCCGTCAGACCGCGAACGGTCCACTCTGGCGTTTCATCCCCAAAAAACTCGGCGAGCTTGGGGACGGGAATAGTCGCCTCCCTCATGGTGAGAGAGGCGTTTAGGAACTTCTGAAGGTCCATCATGCAGACGGGATGTCCACGGATGCTTCAGAAGGCGTGACGGTGCAAGCCGCAGTCACCGAGCCACCACCCGCAGGGAATGTCCGGCTGATGCCGAGGATGCCCTGGGTCAGCATTTTGGGGAAGCTCAGGTCACGGTCAGGGCGGAACTCAAACCACAGGTTGCGACCCTTTGATGCGACAAAGCTGTCCGTAATGCCGTCGGTCAGAATTGCAGAAAACGACGCCTGCCCAAGTGCCGACGCTGACGAACCCACGGGGCCGTCATAGGTGTCGGTCGAGGTGATGGAGAATGTCGCCTCTGCCGGTGCCCAGTCGCTTGCCTTCGGGATCGGAGCGAACAGTGGCGTTGCACCGCTGATAAACACCTTCTTCGCCACGTTGCCCGTGTGAATAGCAGGCAGCGCGTCCGCAAACGTCACCTCGCCAGTGGCGTAGTTGACAGAGAACACCGGGAAGTCGGTGCGCTCTTGATGCAGACCTGGGACTTGGTAAATTTCCGAAGCCAGCACGACGCCCGCCGTGGATGACGTGGTGCGAACCTGTCCGATCTCAACTGAGCCAACAGGGATCAGCGGAGGTCCACCAGCCGCGCCGCGGGTCTCGGAGAACGACGTGCCGTCCGTGCCAGCAACAGCCGCCAAGGCACCGGTGTCATCAACCGTGATTGAGGTGATGGCGTGGGTGTCGGTAGACACTGCACGAGTGATGGACAGCGTGCCAGTTGATACGCTGACAACACCAGACGCATCTGCACCTGCCATTCCCGGCGCAACAACAGTCAGGGCCGCAACGCTCACCTGGTCATTGGTTGGCGTCGGGGTGATAGCGCCGCCGGTCTTTACGCCGTAGGGCGCAATAACAGGCTCGATCACTCGGGACAGTGGAGAAAACGACGCGGTAAACTTCAACCGGTCACCGGAATCGGTCATTTCCTCGAACGGGTACGAGGTCTGGCCCGACTCAAAACGCAAAACTGGACTACCCATAGTATCCTCCTGTGGGATTAGTCAATCGTGAAGGGATCGCCGCGCACCGTGTGGTAACGGACGTTGAACTGAGCGACTGCGAAGCACAGACCATTGAACTCAGTTGCTATTGAGCCGCCGGTGTAATCCACACCGTCAGCAAGACCACCGAACGTGGGATCGGTGAAAAAGAGAGACTGAACCGCCGCAAGCTGGTCGTGACACTTGGCCCGCATGGCTGTCTGGTATTCCGCCTGCGTCTGCCCTTCTGTGTAGGCGGGCGCTGCGTCAGCGGATACCACGACGATCTCAACCTCATAATTTGTGGACCCGTAAGCATCCGGCTGCGCGGTTTCTTCGGCGTCCTGTACAACAATCAGCGGCACGTCGCGGTCAGAATCCGGCAGCGGCACGCCATAGGAACCCCCGACCGCTGTCGTAATGGCTGACAGCAGTTGCTCTCTGATAGGTGTTGGCATTGGTTATTCCTTGGGGTATTTCTTTTGCAGCAGGAACCGAACCGCATCGAGCATTTGTTTGGTCAGCTCTTCGCCTGCCTCTGGAAGCAACCGCTCTCGGGTGTCGTTTTGGAGTACCTGTGAAATCGAAGGCCCGTAGGCGACTTCGTATTTTCCGCCTTGCGGCCCAAAGCTACCGGGCGCTCTGCGACGAACTATTGCCAGCGCCCTAGACTTAGGCAGCGCCATGTAAAAGAAGCTGGAATCGAGTTGCTTTGCGCTGCCTTTGGGCTTTACCTTCACCGCTATTCCCCGAGACGGGATCGGCGGCGGCTTCAGCCAGGATATGTTTTCGTTTGCCACCTTGGTATCAGTCGAGAAGCGCGATAACAAAATCCCCCGAGACGGAGTTTTTATGGCTCCGCTGAGGTTTTTGTTTGTTGCTCTGACAAAGTCGATACGCTTATTCACATACGCCGCCTTGAGGCGGATTTGCTCGCGTATGGCGCGACTGGCAGCCGTCTTAAACTTTGGGCCTGTCTTATTGATGGCAACGCGGATCGCGTCTTTTGACCGGCCACCGCAGAACTCAAGGATCGAAAGCGCCTCGCGTACCTGCGCCTGATCAACCTCGACGTTTGTTGTGATTGTCATGCGACTAGCGCCGTATGCTCAAGCTCATCCGAGGTCTGCACCGAGACCACTCGATACGTTTTCGCGCCAACAGTGAACTGCTCACCGCGTCGCGGCGGCGCGGGAACCTCAGACACCCGCACCGATACTGTCGCTGTCGCCTTCTGGACTTCAGCCTGGTCGCCGTAGGTGTTCAAGTCATAGACCACAATCACCGTCACAGCAGACGAATTGCCGTCCTTGTCAATGTATGTCGCCGCAACGCCGCCAGTCTTATAGACCGCGTCAACGCCGCGCTGGAATGCGTCAGCGAGACTCATCAATCTCATCCATCCGCGTTACGTCTGACTTTTTCGGCCTGCCCCGCTTAGGCGGCTCGTATTCCTCAGCAAAGCCAAGCGCAACAAGAAATCGACCATCGCGGTTGCTGGCATCAACAACATCACCCGCTTTCACGCGCTTGCCGTCGCAATTGGTGCCTTTCAGCATTTTGATTTGCATGGTTACCTCAAATAAAAAAGGGCACCCGAAGGTGCCCCGTGATTACCGCTTCAGCGATTAGGGGACGATGCCGTCATGTGCGTGGCAGAACGCAGTGGGCTGGCGAACAGCCACATCAACAGTCTTAAACGTCACATAACGAATCTTGCCTTTGAGGCTGTGGGTGTAGGGATCAACATTGATCTCTAAACCGCCCCATTCACCAACAAGCACCTGCGAGAAGTCACCGAAGAAATACTGCTCTGCGGTCACCTGGTTGCTCATGATGTAGGGGAAGCCCTTGATGCGCTCGTTGTCG